TATACTAGAGGAAATCTTTACTCTATTATTGAAAAAGGACAAGAAGCTCTTAATGGAGTTTTAGAACTTGCTCAAGAAAGTGAAATGCCTAGAGCATATGAAGTTGCAGGACAATTGATTAAAAATGTTGCTGATGCAACAGATAAATTATTAGATCTACAGAAAAAACTAAAAGATGTAGAGGAAGAAAGTAAATCAAAAGGACCATCAACGGTCAATAATGCATTATTTGTAGGATCTACAGCAGAATTAGCAAAGATGCTCAAAGATGGATTAAAAGAGGACAATAAATAGAAAGATAGAGGAGATATATTAAAGTGGCACTAAAGAAGCCTTCAGATTTTTTTGGTAAGAATAAAAAAACTCACCTTGATGAAGTAAAGGAGAGTTATGATTCTGCGTGTCCAGAAAAAATAGAACAGGTTTCAGAGGCATTTGGAACATTCAAAGAAAACTTAAATCATATACAATCATTATCTGATTTTACTTCTACTTTTGATAGTTTTAAAGAAAATTTAGAAAAAGTAGAAACTGTTTCTAGTGAAATTAGTAGTATAAAAGATGAGATAAAAACATTAATTAAAAAAGAAGATTTAGATAGTGCTATGATGGCACAACTTCTTTTTGTAGAAGAATCAATATCTAAAATTGAATCCAAAATATCATCGATTAACGGCAAAACAGTTGATAAGATCAGAGAAGATTTTGTAGATCTTTCTAATTCTGTTGGATCTTTTCTTAATGTTGATGCGCCAAAGTATAAAAAATTAATTTCAGAATCTGAAGTTAGAATAGATGGTAGATTTGATACTTTTAAAAATAATGTAGAAGAAAACTTAAATACTATTAAAGTAGATGTAGGTAACGAAGTTACTACTGCTTTGGAATCTATTGAAAGTGCAAATGAAAATACTATCAATATAGTCAAAGCAGAATTTAAAGAAACTATTAGAGATGTTAATAAAAATGTAGATGAGTTAGTAGAAAAAGAACTTCCGAAATATAATAAACTTTTTGCAGAAACAGAAGTAAGAACAGAAGAAAAAATTAATGAGGTAATTGATTATTACAAAAAAAATATTGAAGATCTTAATGCAAAGGTAAAACTGTTTACTGAAACAGAAATACCAAAGTATAGTAATCTTTTAATTGAAACTAAACTTAAGTCTGAAAAAGAAGTAAAAAATTTAGAAGAAGAAGTTCTTTCTAAAGTTAATGCCTTATCAGAAAAAGTTCAATTTATTTCTGAAGGTATTCCAGAAAAAACTTCTGAAAAAATACAAGAACTTAAAGATGTAGCTGATCAGTATAAAGAAGAGATAGATTCTATCTCTAAAAAATATCAGTCTCTGTATAAAGATTTTAAGAAAAGAGAAGTTAGTGAAAATGAAAAGTTAGAAAATTATTCTCAAGATATTGAAAGGTATCATAAGAGATTTGATTTTTTAGCAGAAACAGTTACTGAAGATATTGTAGAAATTCAAAATGTTTTAGTAGAATCTAATGAAAATTATCACGCCAGTTTAAAGACTGAAGTTAGTAAATTTAGAGATAACATTTCTGATAAGATGAAAGGTCTTGAAATGGACCTTGTTGCTAACGAAAAGCATATTAAGAAACAAAATGATAATATTGAAGATATTAGAGAAGAGATCAAAGGAGTATTTGATAAACTTCAGTTAGATGTATTAGAAGAAAAAAATAAAGAATTAGTTGATAAAATTAATTATCTTGAAGAGACTATCTCTGAGATAAATGAAAAGAAACTTTTAACTGAAGATAATCCAACTTTACCAGGAAATCCATCAACAAATAATTCTTCAGATGGATTGACTCCTTTAGATCAAAAGTTTGCAACACTTGATGATCTTCAAAATCATTACAGAACATTCATCAATAGAATTCAACAACAAATTGCCACAATTGGTGGTGGTGGTGCTGGATTTATTAAAGATTTAGATGATGTAACTTTTGATCAGACTACTGGACAGGGTAAATTATTAATTTACAATGGGTCTAAGTGGGTAGGTATTGCTAGCACTGCAGTTGGTGGTGGTGCTGCATCCGAATTAGCAGAAAATGCAACAGGAACTAATTTAACTTTAAGTGGAAACTTAAATGTTACCGGTGATCTTGTTTATGATGAGGCAAATGCTAGAAATTGGAACGTAAGTGGAATAGCAACTGCTACTAAATTGCATGTTGGTGTTGATACTGGATTTTACAATGAAGATTTAGTTGTAAATGGTGATGCAAGAGTTACTGGTATTTTAACAATTGGTACAGGGTCAATTACTCTTGATCCAAATGAGAGAAAAATTACTGGTATTGATGAAATAATTATTGGTACAGGAACCACGGTTAGAATACATCAAGACTCTTCGGGAGAAATTGCTTTTAGTGATAGGGAGGGTAAACAAGCATCTGTTGGAATTGGTACGACAGTTTCTATTAACACAACTGGCATTGTTACTGCCGCTACTTTAAAAGCATCAACTGCTTTCTATCCACCAATTTATACAACAACACAAAGAGATGCTGGTTCATTTGATGAAGGTGCGATAATTTTTAATACGACTATTAAAAAGATGGAATTCTATGATGGAACTAATTGGCAGTCCTTACCAGGTATGACTCTTGGTCTTACTGTAGCACTTGACGGATAATTTTATATAAATATCTAGGATTCTTTTTAATTAAATGAAAAAGTATTGCAGACTTTGTAAAAAGAAAGAAACTAAATCACAATGTGCATTTGGTCCCAAGATGTGGAATCGTTATTCTGTAGATGATGCTACAGAAAATGAAGTTGAATCTGCAGCTGCTGATTCTGGAATTACTGAGGAATCTAAGAGTGGAGATTCTTCTCTCCGTGATTGGTTTGGTAAGAGTAAATCATCTGATGGAAAACCTGGATGGGTTCAATTGGGTGGAAAATACTCTGGAAAACCCTGTGCCAAGCAACCAGGACAAACCACAAAACCAAAGTGTGGTTCTAGTAAAATGAAACGCAATCTATCTAAAGATGAGGAACAGGCAGCGTTTCGTAGAAAGAATTCAAAAGATCCAAATCCAAATAGATCAGGGAAGGCAATTAACGTGAAGACTGAAGAATTTACAACCTTACCACTCCAAGTTGAAGTTCCTACTGAGATTAGAGATTTCAATCTTGGGTTGATGTTCCGTGAGAGTTTGGATATTAATAGTGGAATGCTGTTCATTTTTGATGAAGTTGCAGAACAGTCTTTCCATATGAGAGAGACAAAAATTCCTTTAGATATTGCTTTCATTACAGAAGAAGGAATCATTGAAAGTATTAAAAAATTAGAACCATTTGATGAGAGTTCAGTTGCTTCTAATGGAGATGTTCTATGTGCATTAGAAGTAAACCGTGGATGGTTCGCAGAAAATAATGTAGAAGTTGGAGATGAAATTGATATTGATGAGGCAGCAGGTGAGAAAGATGCTTGCTATCATAAGGTTAAGTCTCGTTATTCCGTATGGCCTTCTGCATATGCATCAGGTGCTTTAGTTAAGTGCCGTAAGAAAGGTGCTGCTAATTGGGGTAATAAAACTAAAAAAGAAGAGTTTATAAATTGGAGAGATACTTTTACTCCAACTGAGTATGAATCTATAGATTTAGTTAGACCGGAACCATTAGAAGCAACAAAAGGTCTTGGTAGTGAAATGCTTGGAGAAAAGTGTTGGAAAGGTTATACTAAAAAGGGTATGAAGACCATGTTTGGAAAAAGATATCCAAACTGCGTTAAAAAAGAAGAAGAAGAACTTAACCTAGTATCAAGAACTCCTTTAGATGAAAAGAAAGGATGTATGCATAACCATAAAGGAGAGGAATGCCCCGTTCATGGTGCTAAAGAATGTCCAGCACTTGAGAAAGTAGATGAGGCAGTACAAGTTCCTAGAAAAACTGGAAATATCATAATGGTTTACCTCACATTTAGAGGTAAGATGTATAGTATTAAAATGTTCTTCCCCTCGGTAAGAATTCCAAGTAGATCTGACATTCAAGATCAAATTGAAAAAGTTTATCCCGGTGGTAAAGTAAGATCTTATCAGGTTTCGGATTATGAACCAGGAGAACCAGTGCTTCACTCAGAAGGTGCGGCATGGACTAAAAAGTCTGGTAAGAATAAAGAAGGTGGTCTTAATGAAAAGGGGCGTAAGTCTTATGAAGCAGAGAATCCTGGTTCTGACCTGAAAGCACCATCTAAAAAGAAAGGCAACAAAAGAAGAGCATCGTTTTGTGCTAGAATGAAAGGAATGAAGAAGAAATTAACGTCTGCTAAAACTGC